GGGAACCCAGCGACGCTCATACTTCTGCGCTTCAGTATTCCAGAATTCACCTAAGACATCGACGTTTCTTTTGGTGACAGCGAGAACACGGTAAACTCGAGTACCCCAAGCGCGGGTACGAGCCCACCCACCTACTTTAAACTCTTTCGATTTGCGGATGTTGTGGCTAGTCATTCTCAAATTCTTTTTGGATTTAGTTAGGCTTTTGGTATAGCGTAACCAGAACAAGCTCGTTGGCTACTTCATTTGGATGCGCCCTCGTGAAATCAGCGTATGCAGCAAATGCTTCTTCTTCGGTGCTGAAACCGTAATACATATTAATGCTCTCGCGGTCATATCGCGGTCCAGCCTCTTGCGGCTTGCGCAGCAGCCCGTCTTCGCTCAACTCTCGCCATTCGTATCGCTTTTTCATTGTTGCTCCTTTTGGATGTAAGGGTTTCATAGGTCAATCTTATCTCGGAAGCCTTTGAAAACAGGGTGACGTGGTTTTTCTTTCACGCCAACAGGGAAGTATTTGTATTTGATTAGACGTCCTTGGTCGATGACTTCTTGACCATGCTCCCACCACCATAACCGGTCTTTAGCTGAGAAGCCAGTGCCGATGTTGAATTCAACTTTGAGTTTTGGATCATAGACCACGATCGCTCCCATTGATTCTTTAGCGACGAGGCCATCAGCAGACGTTGAGCGCTCGAGTTTACCGGCATCATTTCGTTTAGCTTCGTTAGTGTTTTCGTACTCTGGAAGAATGCGGACGACGATAGCTTCGCTGTCTTCGAACCGCTTGAGTTTGAAACCATTGTTTTCTTTAAGAGTAGTACGGCCGAACTTATAGAGCCCGTCTGGATTTCGGAGGATAAGTCCTTCGTAGCCTTCTGAAACGTATTGTTGTTCGTACCATAACAGATTAGAAGTATTATGAGCCATACGGAGAGGCACATAATGAAGGATCGGTTCTTTAAGCTCATTTATTGTTGCCAGCAGAGCGCGCTGACGCTGAGTGTACTTGAGCCGGCTACTCCAGTCGTCGAAGACGTAATACTTAAACAGACCTTCTTTGTCGTTCGACATGACAAAGCTGTTAGTAGTCCTGTAGACATCTTCTGCAGTAGGACTTCCTACAATGAGCTCACCGTCAAGACCGTCAGGAAGATCTTTGAGATGCATCTGAATCCATTTGTTAGGGATGGGCTTCAGAGAGCGGCTCATTGCCTGACCATCTTTAATGAGACACCTAATTCCGTCTAATTTAGGCAGCACATAGATCGGATATGGTAGCTTATCAAGGTCAGGATTCTTTTGGTACATAAGCATTGGAGTCATCAGTAATCCTTAGGTCTGGGTTAGCTCAATGAAGCTACTGCATTCGCCGGTCAGCATGTCAATCGGCGGCGCCATTGTGACTTGCCATTGAGGGTGCCCGGGTTCCCGTCTACGGCATAGCTGGCAGATTGCATGGTCCGTGCCTGGGCATCGGGCGTTATCATAGGGCAGCAGTGACGTCATCATTTCATTTTCCTCTCTGCCAACATGGCGTCGGCCATCTTGTACGCATCTTGAGCAATCGCATCTTGCCAGTCTCCGTCCCACCCGAAGGCGGCAGCGCGGCGAACATATTCTGTGTAGACAGCGGGCAACGCCTTGGCCGCAAAGTAGTCGCGCAGGGTCATGCCAAACGTGGCGAAGTCGGGATGCGTGCAGGGGAATGCCGGGATGTCTTTCATTTCGCCTCTTCCAGTGCGGCGCGTTGATTGACCTCAAGCCACAAAGTCAGCGCTTTAATCGTGGCTTTGTGCTCATTGACCTTCGCCAGCTGTGCCAGCAGCTCGTCGCGCAACACTGACGGGATCGTGAATTGGCGGCTGCCGAGATCCAGGCGAGCACCCTGCGCAGCGTGCTCTACGGCATCCTGTTCCAACGCAGCGCGGAGGGTGGCGATGGCTTCTTCCACAGCCTTGTCGTCGTACCACTGCCGACCACTTTCATAAATGAACTCAGGCGCGGCGTCACAAGTCTCTAGCGCCTTCAGTGCCTGCTTGGCGGCGGTTCGTAGGTCAGTCATTACCGCCTCCTTCTGCTTTGGCGATGGCGGCGCGGCACGCGGCTTCAGACTCGCGGCACATATTCAGGCGTTTGTAGAAGTCTGCTTTGCTGTGGTCGGCCACGGCGTCGTACCAAGCAATGACCAGCTTTGCAGCCTTTAGCAGCGCATCGCGCTCGGCCTCTGCGCGTTCGGCGCGCTCGCGCAGCTCGCTTTGCTTACGGTCTGCTGCATCTAGAGCGTCAGCTGCTTCGGAGCAGAGCGCGTTGGCTAGAACGGCGTGCGGTGGCCGTCGTAGCCGACTTACAAGGTCTTTTTTCATGTTGGCTTCTAGTCAAAGGTTAGTAGGTAAACAACGAAAGGGATGAGGGCAACACAAAGGGCCACGATCACGTCATCCATTGTATCAGGGTCAAGAGAAAAGAAGGTAGCCATCGCATGTTAGGCGTCAGGAGATACCAGCACCAGAGCTAGCGTGTAGTTGTTGGGACCACTTGACGCAAATACACGCCAACCTTTGTGCTTGTGAAACTCAATCGTGGTGTCTTGTCCACGCGGTTGCTTCTTATCAAGGTACAGCGTGTCTTCTGTAGCAGACAAAAACACGCTCGGGCCTTCTTCGTCGCTACTCGTGTGACTCGTCATTTCAGCGTACTTACTGTGCAATTCAACATGCACTAGCAAGCAATCACCATAGTCACGCATAACGGTGGCGTCCCTGACCTGTACAGCGCCTTGCGTTGTCACTAGCATCGGCATCTCGGTCATCGTTGCGCTCATATTTATCTTCCGAATTTCCAGTCAGCGATGAGGTACAGCGCGATTAGACCTGCGATATTAGCTACCCAAAGGAGTAAATCAGACCATTTACCAAGTTTCATTTTTGATTTTGACGAGTACTGTGACAGGGAAGTTACTGGGAAAGACTTTTTGCACATATGGCTATTCACGGGCAGCATTACCCGCCGTGTGCTTAGGCATCGGAGCTACGTCGAACCATTCGCCGTGCTCGTCGACTCGCTCGTGGAGCCACTCAGCAAAGTTCTCAGGCGTCACTTCTTTGCCGGTCACGCCTACTAGCGCCGGGAACTGCGACAGCAGGTGCGGCCGGCTTTCGGTCATTACGCGGCCGAGTTGGTGCGTCCATACCGGCGAGCCGGTCAGGTGCTCTGCGATGCGGTAGAGGTCATCCATTTCGCACAGCAGCTTACCAGTGGTCATGCTCAGCACGGTGCCGAGGTGGAATCGTTCGGTCATGTTTGCTCTTCATTGCCGCATCGTCGCTGTCGTTGGGGTAATCCCCGTCAGTGGCGCACCAGTCGTCGAATGTCATTGTTGCTCTCCGTCAGGCATCAGAAACCACGCCTTGCACCAAGTGCGTCACGTAGCCCGGCATTGCCTGCGCGTGGCCGTGTTTCTTGGTACATGCAGCGCAGCGCTCGCGGTCGTCGCCCGCACTAACATGCGAGTCGGGCACACGCACCCACGACGAACCAGAAGAACCCGGCAGCACAAATCGCCCGCAGCAGTCGCAGCGCGGTTGCCACTGTGCATACCAACTAGTCATCTTGTTTTTTCGTTTCAGTTAGACCCAACTCTGCGCGCAGCTGTTCTACGTAAACGGCCGTTTCAACAGCTGATTTCATAGCTTCGTGCGCCGCATTTGAGACGCGAAACAGTGCGTGCATTTCAGCTGTTTGGTTTTGCGGCTGAATGCACTCTTCTCGGAGCCGAAGATTGGCGTCACGAACGATCACCCATATCGGGCGATTAGCCCATCCTGGACCACCGGCATATTCCGCAAACGCAGTTATAATTTTTTCGGTCTTCAGGATCATTTGTTCTTCCCTTTTATGGCGCTCATGTCGGAACGTGGTGTTCTACTGCGACGCATGCGATAAAGTTGCGCATCGGCCCATGCGTTTCGAGCACGTTCTACCAATTCATCTTGCATTAGCTTCCCGTCCGGGTCGCCTAGCGCAACGCGCAATTGCAGTAGCACCCACATTTGCACCCGCAGATTGTGCGCTTCTTTGTCAGTTAATTGCATTGCTTGTCCTTTTACAAAATGCGGTCAAGGCCGTCTACCTTTGCGTTAGTCGGCTTTCTCCCAATGGAAAGGGTCTACGTTTCCGCACGCGCAGGTCAGGCGTCGGTCGGTAGACGGCCCCCATTCTTCGGGGTAGCAACCAGTAGGCGGCGCTGGCTTTGTCCACTCGTCGTATTTCCACTCGTAACCTAGCGCTTTTAGCTTTTGCGCTGCGGCAATGAATTTGGTGTCGGCCATTTAATCAGTCGGGCGTCAGCTACGAGGTTTGATTGGGAATCTTCCATCGAGGTTCCTTTGAAGAACTTCTTCGAGGCGTTTAGAGTACCAAGCAATTTTTCCAGCCTCAACACGGCGGTCATCTTTTTTACCGAAGCGCATTAGGTACTTGAAGATTTGTCCGCGAAGATGCTCGATTGTACCTTCGAATCCGAGGACATGTTCCATGACGTCCATGTACTCGTAACCTGGGATAACGTCTTTATAGTGCTTAGGAGAGATAATGTTCTGGACCGAGAGATCTTGCTTAGCTTTCGGGAAAGGGAAAGGATCTTCCCAGATCATGCTGTCGTTTTCTAGGTCGATGATGGTGCTTTTGTTCATTATTCGTCTTTCAAGTATCCGTTGGGGAAGATTGGTGGGGCTACTTCGACAAGTTCAGCAGAGCCGTCGACATCGTCAAGTGCGAATGCTTCGCCAATGCCGGCTTTGTACCTGTTTGTGTCGGCACTACCGATAGTTACAAGCTGATCGTACGCGCGGAAATAGATGTATGGTCCTCCGGCTTTTTTACGGTAGAATTTACCGACTTTAGCTTCTTGAGGCGAGACCGCATCAGGGGTGTTCAGACTGAACCATTTTGCGACCATTAAGTCGTAGAAGTCTTCGTTACTTTCTTCGTTTTTTGCTACGCTATTCATTTACTTTTCTCCGAAAATGAAAGAAAACATCACCGTTATCTGCACACTTCTTGTTTTCGTACGGGGCCGCCATCCGGCGATACACTTCTAGCTTACAGCATTCGAGAGCACCAACAACATCATTGATTCGCTGGTAGTCGAAGCCATAGATTCTGAAGTATCCTTCGATTAGAGTGGAGATCTTGAAGTTCAATTCACCGGGGGCTGAACTTCCTTCGCTGATCCAGCAGTTAGCAGATCGCTCAGGAGCGTAGGCTCGGTCTTGTTCTTTGATGTACGGCATATTAGATTCTCAATTTACGGTCGAAGAAAAGAATTACGAGGCAAGCTGCACTGGCAGTCAGTACGATTACGGTAAAGATTTTTGCGATCATATTTCTTTAGAAGAGATACTCGTTGATGATCAGGCTACAGGCTTCTTCAACATCAGCGCACCATTCAGTGACAAGGGACTCAAAGAATGGATGATATTGTGTCTTTTCTTTTTTGAAGGCAATTACTGGTTTACGCAGTACGTAGGAAGCGTAGAATACTTCCATTGATGTACCATTTTTCGGTACAGTATCGTCGTTTAGATTTACAATGATAAAGTCGGAATTGCGGATGTCGAGTAGGTCAAGTTCGAAGACTCGGCGCATGTGCCGTTGCTGACCAGAATGGATCCGCCGCACTGGATCGAGCACTTCAATGTCTCGCAGGCTCAGTGTGTTTTTCGCTTGGTTACGCCAGCTAGTCATCTGCTCTTGGCTGACATTTTCCATTGGCCCCGCGAGGTAAACAGCGTAGTTCTTAGGCATCTTTACTCCATTCGGCTGCGTCGGCTGCGATTGCCTGCGCTACGAAGTTGGTGTGCGCTGCAGCGTGCGCCGCTGCGTTGTAGTTTTCGAAGATCGGT